AGCGAGATCCGCCACGCCATCCGTGGATGGGACCTCGGCCACCCCGTACCGCCCGAGTCCGCCCCTGTCCACGGCCACGTCGCCAACCGGCTCGTGTTCCGCATCGTGTCCCGCGCATCGACCGTCACGACGGTCGAGGAAGCGTGGCTCTCCCTGCACTCGTGGCCCCAGAGCTGACCCCACCGGGGTTACGCGTCATGGATGAGCCCACGCTGGCCGAGATGATCCGGGCACTCCAGGCAGACGTCACGCGCATGCGCGCGGAACAGTCGCTGTACGTCACCAAAGAGATCATGGATCTCAAGCTGGCGGCCCTGGCAAAGGACCACCTCGACCTGGAGAACGCGGTCACGGCCGACCGGGCCCGGCTCGCCTCGGTGAACCGGTGGCTCTGGTCGGGCGTGGTCGCACCTGTCATCGTGGGCATCATCCTGTACGTCCTGATAGGGAAGCAGCCGTGAAAACCGTCCGCTGGTGGCTCGTGCTCGTGGCACTGTCCGTCGGCGTGGCGTACGCGATCGCGTACGGGTCACGGCTCGCCGACCGGCTGGACACAGCCGAACGCGACCGGGTCGCCCTCGCCCAGCAGGTCCGCTCGCTCGGGGGCGTCCCGGTCGCGGGACCCAAGGGCGACTCGGGCACGAACGGAAAGGACGGACGCGATGGCAAAGACGGTACGGACGGCAGCCCTGGACCCGTCGGACCTTCCGGCCCTGCGGGCCTTGACGGCACGAATGGCAGCCAGGGCCCTGTCGGACCGCAGGGCGTGGCCGGGCCCCCGGGGCCGCAGGGGGAACGAGGAGAGCCCGGAGTTCAGGGCGTGGAGGGTCCGGCAGGCCCGCAGGGGGCTCAGGGGCCCGCTGGTCCGCAGGGCGACAAGGGCGAGCCTGCTGAGGCGTGCCCGGTCGGCTTCACGGGCGCGATAGTAGAGATCGACAAACAGGACTATTTCCTGTGCCGAAAGGTGACGTAAGGGGCGTACGGGATGAGTGAGCAGATCTGGACACGACGCAACGGCGAGTCAACGGTTGCCTACACCGCGTTCAAGGAGTACCTCCACCAGGGCAAGACGCGTAGTTTGCGGTCCGTTGCCGAAGCGTTGTCCAAATCAGAGACGCTCATGAAGCGCTGGTCGTCCGAGTACGACTGGCCGGAGCGCTCCGTGGCCTACGACGGCTACGTCATGTCCGCCGACACCGACGGGCTCATCCACGCCCTGGCCGAGACCAGGGACAAGAACCTCGCCCTCATGGACAAGCTCCGGGGCCTGCTCGACTCCCGCCTCGACGACTTCATCGCACGGCGCGACGACCCCACCATCCGGTGGACCCAGGCATGCATCGCCATGACCAAGATCGAGGCCAACAGCCTCGCCATGGGCGAGACCAAGAAGTCCTCCGAGAAGATCGCCAACATCGAAGCACTTGTCGAGCGCGCACTGGAGCTCCAGAGCAGGGTCCCGGAGGAGGCATGAGCTTCACCCGGGCCGAACTGGAGCGCATGGATCCGGCCGCCCTCTCGCGCCTCGAAGAGGTCCTGGAGCAGGTCGTCCAGGACGCGGAGGGCGGCAAGGTCCCATGGCGCTGCGCCCGGCCCGGCTGCGACGGCAAGCCCCACAAGGGCGCCCCCGGCCGCCACGCACGCGCCGCACAGCTCGCCCCCGACTGGGAATGGGACGTCTGGATGGCGCTGGCCGGACGCGGATTCGGCAAGACGCGCCTGGGCGCCGAATGGGCCCTGGAAAAGGCCCGCACCCAGGAACGCGGAGCGCTCATCGGCCCCACCGCAGCCGACACCCGGGACATCCTCGTGCAGGGCGAGTCCGGCATCCTCGCTTGCGCCCCCGCCACCTTCCGCCCCGTCTACAACCCCTCCAAGCGCCAGCTCACGTACCCCAACGGCGCCATCCAGACCCTGTACTCCGCCGACGAACCCAACCGCCTCCGTGGCCCCCAGCACCACTACGGCTGGTTCGACGAGATGGCCGCATGGCGCTACATCCAGGAAGCATGGGACATGGCGCAGCTCGGCATGCGCCTGGGCGACCACCCCCAGATCTGCATCACCACCACGCCACGGCCGCTCCCCCTGATCAAGCAACTGGTCAAAGACCCCATGACCGCCCTCACCAAGGGCACCACCTACGACAACCTGCACAACCTCGCGGCCACGTTCCAGCGCGCCGTGGTCTCCAAGTACGAAGGGACCACGCTCGGCCGTCAGGAACTCAACGCGGAGGTCCTCGACGACCTGCCCGGCGCCCTGGTCGCCCGGCGCCACATCGACGGCTCACGCGTCACCGAAGCCCCCGAGCTCATCAACATCGTCATCGGCATGGACCCCGCCGGAACCGGTGTCGGCGACGAGACCGGGCTCGTGGTTGCCGGACGCGGACTCGACGGCAAGAACTACATCCTGCACGACGGATCCGAGAAACTGTCCCCCGAGCGCGCCTCCGCCCGGGCCTGGGCACTCCACGAGACCTGGGGCGCGTCCCTGGTCGTCGTCGAGGACAACGGCGGCAAGGACTGGATCGAAACCGTGCTGCGCATGGCGTGGAAGCACCGCAACCCCGGTGGCGGACCCCCGCCCCTGCGCCGCGTCAACGCATCCCAGGGCAAGCGTCTGCGCGCCCAGCCTGTCGCCATGCGCTACGAACAGGCACGCGTCTGCCACGTCGGCTCGTTCCCCGAACTTGAGGACCAGCTCACCACCTGGATCCCCGAAGAGGACCCCGACAGCCCCGACCGGCTCGACGCCATGGTCCACGCGGTCGCCCACCTCATGAAGAAGCACGACCGGTCCGAATCCGTGGTCATCAGCCCCCATGCCCGCAGGGGTCTGGGCGGGGGCGAGCACCCCGCAATCGCTGCACGGCGCCGTGCCCAGCAGCGACGGGCATCATAGGAGCAATATGGACGCGATCACGCTGCTCATCGCAGCCCTGGCAACAGCCCGCACCACACGACTCGTCACCACGGACCGCATCACGCAGGCACCCCGTCAGTGGGTGCTGCGACGCCTGTCGAGTGAGGGCCTGCTCGCCTACCTGATCGTGTGCGACTGGTGCGCCTCGGTGTACGCGGGCGCGGGCGTCGTAGCCGTGACCGTCTGGGGCGGAACCCCCGGAACCTGGGTGCTCACCGCACTCGCGCTCAGCTACGCGGCCGGGTGGCTGGCCGCACGGGAGGATGGGGAGTGATGGGTATCCGGGACACGATCAGGATCGCGACGGGCAAGCAGCCGCCGGGGCGCACCATCGTCGCAGCCGCCATGCCGATGAACGGGCCCGGGGTCCAGCGCGTCAACCGGTCCCGGCAGCACACCACTACCGAGATGTGGCAGAAGGAGGCGGGCTACTTCTTCGACGCCATCGGCGAGCTGCGCGGCCCGCTCATCTGGATCGCCAACGCTGTCTCTCAGGCAGACGTCCACGCGACCGAACTCGATGCCGAGACCGGGAAGCCGACCGGCCCGTCCTCGGACCCCAGGGAGCAGGCTGTGGCCGCGCAGACCCTGGGCGGGGTGTCGCAGCGCGCGGGCCTGCTCCGGCTCATCGCACTGTGCTGGCAGGTGGTCGGCGAAGCGTGGCTGATCGTGCGGCCCGGGAAGCCCGGGAAGCCGGACAAGTGGCTGGTGCTGTCCGGGACCAAGGTCCGTGCCAAGGGCGAGTCGTGGGAGTACACCGACCCCTTCACCGGGGAGCACGTCATCCTCGGGGCGCAGGACCGTCTCATCCGCATCTGGTGTCCGCACTGGGACGACCAGGCCAAGGCAGACTCGGCCGTGCGCCCCGCCATCCCAATCTGCCGTGAGATCGAGAAGTCGTCGCAGAACATCGCGGCCCGCCTCGACTCCCGTATCGCCATGAACGGCGTGATGGCGCTCGCCGAGGAGCTGGACTTCCCCAAGGGCGATTTCGACACGTCGGGTGAGGCGTTCACGGACGCGCTGATCACGGCGGCCGAGGCGGGGCTCCAGAATCCGGGGCAGGCCAGCAGTCAGGTGCCCCTCGCGTTCACGGCGCCCGCTGAGCACATCGCGAGCGGTGGCGCGTTCGCCCACTACGACCTCGGCACCCAGTTCGACGCCTCCGTGGTGGACCTGCGGGACGCGGGCCTGCGCCGTCTGGCAGCCACGCTGGACATGCCCAAGGACGTGGCGGAGGGCACGCAGGGCGAGTCGAACCACTGGTCGGCGTGGCAGGTGGAGGAGTCCACCTACAAGATCTTCATCGAGCCCCTGCTCAAGGCCATCGGCGACGCGATCACCGAGTTCTGGTACCGGCCCGCGCTGATCGCCATGGGCTTCAGCCCCGAGGACGCTGAGCGCTCCGAGCTCGGCTGGGACACCACGGCGATCGTGGCGCGGCCTGATGACCGGGAGACGCTGGAGTCGCTGTACGAGAAGATCCTGATCTCGGATGAGTACATGCTGACCGAATCGGGCGTGCCCGTGGACGCCATGCCCGCGCCTGAGGAGCGCACACGGCGCCTGCTGGAGAAGCTTGTCCTCGGCGCGCCCACGCTGCTCGCCGACCCGAACGTGGCCGATGCCATGGGGCTGGACATCGAAGTCTCCCCGGTCGCTGCGGGTGTCGACGCAACGGTGGGTGCTGGCGGGGAGCTGGAGGCGCCGGAGCCCGAGCCTGCGCCGGGCGCGCTGCCCGGTACGCGGGGCGAGGAGCCCGTTCCGGAGGGCCTGGTGGCTGCTGCTGAGCTGATCGTCTATGACGCGCTGTCGCGCGCGGGCGGGCGCCTGCTCACGAACCAGAACCGTGGCCTGTTCAAGTCCACGCCGCGCCATGAACTGCACACGTCGATCATGGTAGAGAAGCACACGGAGCACATCCTGTTGGAGGGTTCGTTCCAGTTCACAGACCGCGTGGCCGAGGCGTTCGGGAAGGATGCCGAATCGCTCGCCGCAGAGCTGCACGCGTACTGTTTCGGTCTGCTGCGCGGGGCCGCACCCCATGAGCGCGGGGCGTTGGTGCGGGTCCTGAGGCACATCCCGTGACCACGCCCCCGGGCGACGACCCGAACCTGCCTCAGCGGCTGCGCGCGCAGTCGTTCATCCGCGAGGGCGAGGAGCGCATCGGGAACTCCTGGTACCGCAGCATGACCCGGTTCCTGGATCAGGTGCGCCCGGCCGTCATGCGCGAGGGGCGTGTCGATCCGGCGCGCGTCAGCGACTCTCAGGGCTTCTGGACGTCGCAGGTCGACAACGAGATCGTGCCGGAGGTCGGCAACGTCCTGACGGACGCGTGGCGTCGTGTCACGGCGGCCGGAACGCCGCGTACCGACCCGTTCGTCAGCACGTACCTGAATCAGGCCGGGAACCGGATGAAGAACGTGCCGGATGAGGTGTACGCGCTGATCGTGGCCGAGGTCGAGCGGGGCATCACCGAGGGCCACAGCCTGGACCGGGTGCGGGACGAGATCCAGGTGATCCTTACCGCGTCGGGCACCGACCGGTGGCGCAACCGGGCCATGACGGTGGCCAGGACCGAGACGATCGGCGCCGTGAACGCCGGGGTGTTCCGGGCGGCCGAGATGGAGGCCGGGCAGCGCGGGGATCCGGCCCCGTTCAAGGTGTGGATCTCCACGGCGGACGCGAGGACGCGGCCGACGCACCGGGCGGCCGACCAGCAGCGCACTCTGCTGCGTTCCCCGTTCCAGGTGGGCGGGGCGCAGCTCCTGTTCCCGGGGGATCCGCGCGCGCCGGGTAACGAGGTGATCAACTGCCGGTGCACGATGCTGCCCCACGTACTGGGTGAGACGATCGACTGGACCGACCGTCAGAACGCGAGAGGAAGTCAGTGATGGACCTTGCGACGTACCACCTGATCCACGG